TGCTGTCCTCTGCCAAATATAGACGCCGATGTAAGGCTGTACGTTATTGTGCGTGCCCCCACCACCGTTGTTTTGGATGTTGGCGAAATCCGTCTGCGACCTTGTGCCGTTCGATGTCAGCGCGAAGTTAGCGCCTGAACCGGAGCAAACAAACGACGACGTAGCGACGTTGATAACGTGGCTATGGCCCGCATCAGTGTGATTATGCGACGGCATTTCAGCGATCGTAAGGGTGTGCAAATATTCGCCGCCCGTCGCGCCGGCAGCAACCGTCAACGTATTCGAATTGATGTCGGTGCCGGTGCCAACACCGATAATAACGCGGCCCGCGCCGAACGCTGCCCATGTGCCGTAACCAAGCAACGTGGAGGGGTTTGCTGAGTTGCTCGCGTTGAAATATAAACTGCCGACCGGGTAGGACGACTGATAAGAAGGATCCGCGCCCGGGCCGTTGCTGGTCAACACTGTGCCGATCGCGCCGGGAGCAACCGCATTCACGCCGTTGATGCCTTCACCGAGCAACACTGCATTAGGGGTCAAAACATTCTGACCAGTGCCGCCTTGATTAACGGCCACAGGGACGGTCAAGCCTTGCAACTGCGTGATGTTGGTGTTGATGCCGGAGTTGGCGGAGTTGGCGTTTACCGCGCTGACGATCGCGTTGAAGTTCGCCATCACCTGCGTGGCGTCAGCCGTGGTGCCGTTCTGAAGGGTAACCGGAAGTGAGGGGACAATAGCCATGGTTTATCCTGCGTTCTGGTTGAATTTCCAACAGCCGATCGTGCCGTCCTTTGACGGTAAAATCGTATAAAGGATGCCCTGATAAATAAACGTGCAGGGCGAGCCTTCGATGCCGCCGTCATTCGCGTTGAGGCGCGACGGCAAGGTGAGTTCAGCAAGGACTTGTCCGGTGAGCGAGAACACCATAACCGTGGCGGTGTTTTGCATGCAGTGAACAATTTCATTCACGCCGTCATAGTTCACATCGGCAAGGAAGGGCGACGAGCGGAATTGGTCGATGCCGCTATTATCCGCAAGCCGCACGCGCCACAAGCCGTTCATCTGATCGTCATAGAGCGTCGGCATACAGGCGTTGCCGGCTGAGTAAATCCAGTATTTTCCAGTGCCGTCATTACGCGGGATCGGCAATGCGCCGGATGAGTTATCACCCAACTGATCGGTCGACGAAGCAACCTTTGCGCCAGTGTCACCGCGCAAAGTATAACAGCGCCCTGCACCGGGCTGACCACTGCGGCGTGAGTTAACCGCGATGTTCAAATAGGTGCCGCTATTGCTGAAGTTGAAAGCGCCGAGCGGGAAGCTGTCAAGTTTAACCAGCGAGAGGGAATAATTTTGCGTGCGCCAGTTCAACGCGCCGGCGAGAGACAAATTGTAGGTATAACCGTCGCCGGAATTGAAGGTCACCGAGTTTGTCACGCCGTCGGCGACGGGAGCGATCAACGGATACGGCTCATTATTTTCGCCCGTCCAGTAACGCCATTGTTTCGTGCCGGCGGTAGCGAGGCGCTTGACGATCGTGTTGTCAAAGCCAGTCGTATAAAGATACGTGACGCCAGTTTCGACACTGAGTGTGCCGGCATGTTGGAAGTACGCATCGGAAATATAACGAGGGCAAATTTGAAGCTTCGACGTGGCATCAGGCGTGACCGCCCATGTGCCGTTGATATTCAACGTCGCGCCGCTCGCGCTGATAATTTCTTTCATGGTCTGGCCCGCGCCGGTGCCAGAAACAATTGCAATGTACGCGCCGAAACCTAAGCCCTCGATGCGCGTCCATGAGCCAGCAACCCATCCGGGCGAGCCACTCACGGTGACCGAGCTTGTGGTTGCCGAAGCGACGGTCAAGCCAGTGGTCAAAATATTTCCGAGCGTATTGAAGCCGGTATTGACAGCCGCGTTAATCAGATGCGTCACAGCCGTTGAACCTTCCTGCGCACGCACAACGGTGAGCGATGAAGTTCCCCCGCCGGCAGACACAAGCATAATCTCGGTGCCGCACTGGATAAAGTTCCCGTTTGCAATATTTGCGCCGGAAGTAACCGAAATGGCCGTTTGGCCGGTCGTGGTGATCGCGGCTGACAAAGTGGTAGTTGTCGTGTTGGCGCACGACGCAAACATGTCATTCCCGCCTTCATCGGCAAAAGCGTTAAAGGCAGTCCATGCGCTTGTGCCGTCACTATGCAAAGCGATAATCGCGCCCGCCGAACCCTGCGTGCCGCCGTGGGTGCAGCCGAATACCATGGTCATACCGGCATAGCCGTCGGTGTCGATATTAGATGCCACCACGCGCCCGTAACAAGGCCCGGAAGTGGCGACAGGGAAGCCCGTCAAAAGAGCGCCCGTCAATGCGTTCACTGCATAAATATACCAATCATACCCTTGGAAAACAATTGCCGGCCCGGTATATCCGGTCGACACAAAATTCGCCACATAAGTTGGCGTAGTGTAAAATTCGGATACGCCGTCATGCGCGAGGATCGACCAAACGTTCGATATGGTGATCGGGATCCCGAAGGCGCTGCGCTGCATCTGCCCGGTCGAACTAACGACCATGTTGGGTGATTTTTGCACTACGAGGGGATAAGCGGCGATCAGCCCGTAAATATTATTGATGTCGTTGGCTGCGGCCTGAAACTGCGAACGGATCGGCCCCGACGATAGCGTGGAGTTGGCGATCGGTATTGCAGGGTTGATTGTACTTTGCGTAGTCATGTTGCGTTACCCTTGCCAGTTCAAGCCAACCGTATCCCACAGATACCCCGCATCCCACAAAAAACTAACCGGCGGCGGAGGATTGACCGGGACATTATTGACTGCCACACCAACTGGCGTATTGACATAGCCAAGGGGCTGGTATAGCGCCTGAAAATTACTGATCTGAAACCCAAGTGAGCTAGGAGCGGTAATTTTCAAAATCAGTTTACTGAAAACTACTGCCGCTGTCCACGGAATTTGCCGGGGCTGAAGCCCGTATTGCTGACCGTACCAAACGTTTGTTCCCCACACCATAGAACCCCAAAACGAGGCTGCGCCGGGAGTTATGATGCTGGCAAGGCCCACAATGGTGCCGTTTTCGTCGGTGGCGACAACCTGAAGCGTCGGTGCGCCAGCTTTAAAGGCCACGTTAATGGATGCGACTATTAACGAATTATACATCAGATCTTCATTATCGGGGAGCGCGGCTGTGGCATATGTCCACGACAACAACGTTCCGTTTTCGATGAAGTTGCTGATCGCGGTTTGCACCGGATCGGTCTGATATATCGTCGCGGGAAATGCGTTCGAGAAGGCGATGAAGCTGCCCTTCCACGGCAAAATAATTTGCTGTTGGAAAGTATGTGGGCCAGTCCACAGCCGGTATTTTAAATCAAACCAAAATTCCTGCCACGGCGTCCCGCTCACGTCGCCGCGCTGAAGGCAAACGCGATAGACGCCGGCATTGTAAGCGGCGCTTATGCGCGTGCGATTGATCGCGTTGATGAAAGGCACGCGCACGTCAGGTAAAGGATCCGTGATATTGCCGGATAACTCGACGCAGCGCAGCCCATCAACGTCGACGAAGTAAACCCCGCTTGTTGTAGCGCAAACCGCATCCGGCGATGTGGTGCCGACACCCGACGGCGACAACGTATTGTTCGCAAGATTGTTTGTCGTCGGATCGCCGGTAACCAGCGTGACAAGATTTGCTTTGAACGCGAGCAAGCCTTGCACTGGCGCGGAAGTCGCAGGATTGATAATGGTCAATGGTTGAAGCGCGGTGATCGGCGACGTGTCGCCCACGACGAGCGTTTGCGTGGCCTGTGAAATGTTCAGCGAAAGCGGATCGCACAGCGTCAGATATTGCCCGACGGAAATATACGCGCGGTTATTAAAATTGCTGATGTTGGTGGGGATACCAGCCAACTGAATGTTGGTGGTGTTGCCGGCGCACCAAAGAGGCGTGTTGGCTGTGCCGCCGGCAATCACAACGTTTTCTTGAACGCCGGTGCCAGTCGCATTTGCCGACATGGTGACCACTGTTCCGGTCGCAGACACGGTGACAGGTGAACTCGATGTCGCTAGAGCATTAGCTGACATGGTGATTGTATTGCTTGTTAAACTGACGATCGTTGCGCCGAGCGGGATGTTGACGCCGGCGATGGGTTGACCCGGAGCGAAGCCCGCCACCGACGACATGGCGGTAAGCGTCGGGCTGCTCGCTGTGGTAGTGCCCGTAGCTTGCGGCGTGACGTTGACGAGATTTGTAACCGTCGCGCCGGCAGCAATGCCGGTACCGGAAATAGTAAAGCCCGGGCCGAGCGCACCGATTGACATATTGCCGGTGATTTGGTTGCTGCCGCTGGTGACGTTTCCTAGCTGCGTTTGTGTGTAATTCGACACATCGAAATAACCGATAACATTGGCGTTACCCAAACCAGCAAAACCCGGATGCGTGGCAATAATTTTTGTGCCGACCACGGCGAATGACGGAGGAACCCAATCGCCGGTCGACGGCTGTGTGATTGGAGAATTGACGGCGGTGATCCCGTTGACGACTAAAAACGCGCCAGTCGTCAGATTATAAACGAATGGCTCGTCATGCCCAATATTGCGCGAGGAAGCAATAAAACCATAAACGAGGTTGTTGACTTCAAACGCCTGAGACGTAATGCCGGGAGCATTGAACCCGGGAAACGTCGAAAGGATCTGCGCAGCCGGACGGCATTGCAAGCACGACGGCGTTGACGGATCTTGGATAAGATTTATGAGTGCGGAGCAAGCGCCTTCAGCTTCGTTATTGCCATCGAGCGTATCGGCCAAGCTACGAGGGCGAAAGCGCATGGGCCGTGTTTTAACCAAGGGCATGCTGACCTCATAGCGGTTGCTGTTTCGTCGCCTTTAAATTGCCGCCACCCCGGAAGACATTGCGATCGAGTTTAATTGTCTGTGCGTAGTTTTCTTTATCGTCCTTCATCTGAAGGAACAACCGTAACATTTTTTCTGCATCTTCTTCGTACTTAGCTTGGCGCTCGTCGTCCGTGTCATTCATCACGTCAGCGGCCAACTTCTTCAAAAGGTAGCGTTGGTTGGTAAACCACGGAATTGCGTTGCTGGTTTCAGGCGTGGCGATGTCGGGCATTTGGGGCTGGTAGCGCACGAAGATCGTCAGCGGAATTTGGAGCGGCTCATAGAAATAAATCGTGTACGGCGATGTCTCGGTACGGATCGCATATTGCGTCGGGTAATTGCTCACGCCCGGGCCGTTATAAAGCTGATCGTATTTCTCGATCGGCATCTGTGTCAGGTAGAACGGTTCGCCGTTCACGTAATAGAACACCTCGCGGGTTCGTAAATGATCGGATGCAAGACTGTAGCCAATTGGCAGCGAGCTATCCCCATTTGCCGTAACCGGCGAGGCGTTCAAGGTAAGCGTCTCACGGATAAAATCGAAGTCATACGTCTGACAGAGATCGGACAAAATCATGTTGAGATATTCGCCGGCCTGAGTAACGAAACCCGGGCCTTTGGCTATCGCACATGCCTTTTGGACGATTTTCTGTGCAGTGTATGCCACAATTTATTCCGCATCTTTTTTGGTTTTCTCAAGGAAAAGTTTCTTGCGGGCGATCACTGTCTTCAACTCGGCGATCGTCGCTTTCTGATTTTCCTGAGCGGCACGTTCGGTCGCCGGTAAAGTCTTATGACCTTCACGACGGCCTTCCATGGCCTGATAATCGCGGATCGCTTTTTCAAGCATATTCTCATGCTTAAACAAGTCTTCCTCAATGTTGGCAATGACCGCTTTGGAAAGCTGGCGATCGCAGACGCGAACCAGTTTGTCCATCTCGGAGTTCATTACTTCGAGCGTTTCGCCGACACCGAAATTGCCTCGGATTGAAAAGTTGCGACCCGAACCAAGATCTGCGGATAGTT